CCGTGGTTGGGAGTAACGATAACGATTTCTCCTGTGGTTTGGTCGTACCAGCCTTGACTCGTCAATTTCTTCGTGTAATTTTTCTCGGAAGGAGATATTTGAGAGACATCTCCCACAATCCGCACCGGGATATTGAGTTTCCCGGCTTCCCGCTCGATATATTCCTGTATCTCTTGCCTTCTCTCTTGTAGCGTTTTTTGCGTGGATAAGCGAGGTTTTTCTTGCTTATTTGAAGCACCTGTATTATCTTTACCTGCGGAAAAGCCGGTTTGGGAGAGAGCTGTGCCACCTCTCAACGAAGTTGTATCAGTGTCTGTCGTCTTGGTACTTGCCGGATTTTCTTTTTCAAATGCCGTCAATAACCAATTCTTTTTATTACCGTCCCATTCCAAACGAATGGTAGCTTTATGAGTGGTGCTTTCTAAATTTATACGGTTGGAGTTCCTTGTGGTAACCTGCATATCATTTAATATATCTTGCAGGTTGTCTAATACTTCGGGGTGATATTTTACCAGTTTTGCCAGACCGAAACCGTCACTATGTCCTGTTCCCTCTTTCCCCCATACTAAATCAATGTCCCCTACGTCTTTGTGGTATAAAGCGCCTATTGCCTCACCACTTTTCTTTTTCATTAGAAAATCAATGGCCTCTCTCGGTTTTCCCTTGAACTGTATATATATTTCTCCAAATGGACCTTCACCAACAGGGTCGTATTCCTCAGCTGCTCTGGCTTCTATTTCTTGTCGGGATAAAGCCGATTGGCTTCCGCCAAATTGTGTCTCATTCGTTCCGCTGCTTTGACTGCGTCGAATGGCTCTTTCCGCTTCTTCCATTCCTCTATCTTTTTGAGCTTCCGTTCCTCGCTCTCTTTGTGGAATTGATTGAAGTATTTCATCTTGGCTGTCGATTTGTTTTTCCTCTTGCGAAGATAATGAATTTTCTTTATTCGAATTACTTTCTCTTTCATTTATTTGAGTTTGCCCAGATGGGGTTTCGCCTGATTCATTGCGTCGAAATGCAATGTCGTTTCTTGGAGCCAAATCATCAGGTAAGGGTTCTAATTCTATTTGTTCTATACTTGATTGTTCAAGTTCATGAGATTCGTAATCCTGTGAGGCCATCTCTTGCTTTCTCAAATCTTCATTGGCTATTTGTTCTGCCAATTCAAGAGCTTGGGACGGAGAATAAACAGAAGACATTACATCGAGAATTTCATCGAGGATTTCATCGGTCTCATACCCTTTGAATGGTAAATCTGAATTTTGTACATCTTGCTGTTCCCATATATTATGTGCTAATTGTTCTGGCGTATATCCGCTATTTGACAATAAAGAGATTCTCTTTCGTCTCTCTCCGGGAGAATCATTGATACCTAAATGAGAAGCAAGACCTTTCGATGAATCCATATCTCCCCACTTAAATTTTATATTTCCAGTAGCTACCAATCGTAAAATATAATCTCTAAGCGATTTTATATCTCCTAGTGCGGCTATCCTATCTACTATATTCGCCGGTGTAGCTTTCAAACTTTGAAGATCGGAATTATTATCTTCAAGATATTGCTGGTATGTACCCAAACGTTCATTCAAAGATTTGAGCTGTTTTTCCTTGTTTACTCTCTTTACAGGAGAAATTTCTCTCTCTATCTCTTTTTCAAGACGGGCTATTTCGGATTGTGTTTTCTTTGTCCCAGCCTTCGCCACTTCTATCATGGCTTTTACTCCTGCGATTTCTTCTCCATATTCGAACTGCTCTCGCAAAGACATTTTCTTTTCGTCGACCTCTCCGTTGGACTTGCGATATTTTGCCCAGCGGTCTGTTTCTTCTTTCCCTTCTACATTCTGCTGTATTTCCCGGAGTTTATCTTCCACTCTTTGTGAGACCTCTTGTCGCATAGCTTCTTCCTCTCTGGTAAGTTGTTCTCCATTGGCTATCTTATTTGCTATGCGTAATACTGTGCCATCTTCCACAAAACGGGTATATTCAGAAGTATCGGTTTCTGATTGCGGAGCTGTTTGCCTGTTTTCCTCAATTGTAACTGGTAGTTTTTTTTCTTTTCCCTTTACATGGGTAATTTGCTCGGGTTTGATAGAAAGAGGTAAAGGGACACCATCTACTACATCTTCCACATCTACTCCCGAATCATCGATACCGATGATTTTCAATGTTCTTTCCACGCCGGGGTTATCCGGGTCGGAATAATCTTTGAATGTTACTACATCTCCTATCTCTAATTCGGACTTACGGTATAAAGGTTGTTTCTCAACCCCTTCGTCACGGGGTGACAACTCCCCTATCTCGCCACCGCTCATAGTGGAGGAGGGTGTTCGGCTTTGTTCATCGGATTCTACTTCATCAGTTTCGTCCTCTATCTGGTTTGCCATATTTGTTTTTGTGATGTCCTCAGCCATTGCACGTGCTTGTCCTACGGCATCTTCTGTCGACATAATGGATACGCTTCTTATGTCTTTGGGCGATACCATAATGGGAGTATTACCTATTCCTACCGGAACGGCTATAAGAGAGCCAGATTGCGTTGTAGTGGTATATTCTCCGGCTGCATTGGGTTCCAGTGATACGTTTCCTACCGTAAGTATGGCTTCACGACCGTCTAATAAGGTTACGGTTACTTTTCCTCCCATCTCTTTATTGATGAGTCTCATTTCTGCCTCGGCAGCTTTGTCCCCGGCTTCTTCGGCATCGGACTCGATCTTGCCGAGTATAAATTCATATCCGGTACGAGCCATTACAAAATCTTGTAAATCTTTTGCATCTCCTTTCCCTAAATCGTGTGTATTGACCATCGCCATGACATAATCTGCTCGACGGTCTAAGGGTACATTGTCGAGCCCGTGTATTATATCATCGACGGAGAGTCCTTCGCCGAGGTCTTTACTTTCATAGCGTTTTTTGGCTTTGCGGTATTTATTGTATGTCAAACCAACTCCAATGGAATTGGCGACTTGAAATCCAAGCGACATGATACCGACAGCCATTACCGTTTGGAATTGCTGTTCCGGGTCTTTGATGTCCTTCCATTCGACGTCGCCGACGGTAGCGGCATTAAGGAGCATGCCCAGTTCTTCCTCGGCTACCTCCGGTATGAATCCGTTAAATCCGGTGAGCTTACCGACTTGCCGGGCGAAACGGGTGGTTTTTCCTATCAATGGTTTTGTGAGGAGCTGTCGCCCCCCCTTGAAACGGGAGAGCAGTTTACCCAGATTGAGCCCCATGTAATTTCCCATGTACTCGGTTCCGTTCTCTATAAGGTTAGCGGCGAATCCTTTCAAGAATGCTAATCCGAGGCTTTCCCGGTCTTCTACTCCATGATGGGTATAGATTGTCTTTAACTCTCCGCCGGGGTCATTGATTGAATCTAACCGTATATCGTGATTGCCTACCATGCGATTCATAACGTCCTCTACCGTGTGAGCTACGCCCGATGTAATTGCCATTACCGTACCTCCCACAAGGCCGTCAATGGCGGCGTTCCCTAATTTACTTGCTGCTTTGACGGCTACTCTTCCGGCTGCATTTTTACCTGCATTAGCAGCTATGCGAGATACCGCTTTGGAGGCCGACTTACCGATTATTTTCTTAACTGCTGTCTTCGCAGCCGCTTTGGTCGCAGCAGATGCGGCTGCTCCTACACCTCCCGTCAAAGCGAATTGTGCCAAGAATGGAAGAGATTGCATAGTTCCCTGTCCGATATTTTGCCACGTGTCGAGTTGCAGGCTGCCTTGTATCTGGTCTAACAGGGAGAAAGCCGCCATGAGTTGCTGTTCTTCCCGAGTGAGTTTTTCGAAGCCTTCACCATTGTCGCCTATTTTATTGGCGATAGCAAGCACACGACCCATATCGATTGCATCTGTGGCTCCCAGCGTTAAAATACCGGAGTCAAATGAACGGGCAAACGCATCGGCAAAATTGGCGAGTCCGTTACCGTCCTTGCGCTTGTACATCTCTATGACATCACGAGCCTCGGATATGTATTTGCGTGTAAGATTCTGAACTGACCTCTTTTGGGACAGCTTCCCTATTTCTTTGGGAACATACCCTTCTCTTTCTAAATCTTCTATGGTATCTTCCGTGATATTTTTGTACCCTTTATAATTTTTAAATATATCTCCCTCGTTTTCAATTTGTTCAGCTTCATTCCTCCATTCAGAATTTTCGTTAATATCTTCTTCTATTTTATTCAACATGTTCTCAAATTGAAAAACTACGTCTTTCTCCAAACGTGTTCGAGCGTCGGCAAAACGGTCTTCAAGGGGTTTGTCGAATTGAGATTTATAGGCATCGGAAACAGGGGTATGTGTGGAGGTCGAACCCCTTCGTCCTACGGACACCTCCCCTATCTCGCTATCTCTCGCAGAGGAGGGTGATTGGCTTATCCAATTTTTATCGATTATTCCATCTGCTATTTGCTCGGCGGAAGTAGCGGCCTGTCGTACTTTTTGGAACAAGGGCGTATTTGCCGCCCCGTATTTTCCATGCCCCAAAGACTCTTCGTAATCGGCAATGCTGTTTTCCAATTCATCTTCGGATACAATTGTATTTTGGGGATTTTGATTTGAAACAAATGTATTAGGTGATTTCTTTTTTGTTTCTTCCGTCACATACGACCATTTTTCATATCGCTGTTGGAACTTATTCCGCTTTGATAAAGGAATTGCATACTTTTTACCCTCACCATCGTACATTTCTACTTTTGACTCAGGATAGCGTCTCTCAAAATCTTGTATTTTATCATCAGGAATATTGTACCTATTCCCGTTTGCTCTGTATATTGGCATAATATTCTGTTAATCAATTATGTTTTGCGAAAAGTCATCATCTTGTGCATTGAGCTGCTCTATACCTTCTATATATAATCCTATATTTTCTGCGGCTTCCAAAACTTTTTGTTCAATCTGAGGATATTTCCTCATAAGAGAACCTATTTCTTGAATCGCAGTTTTTGCACTATTCGGATTGTTCCTTAATATATCGTCAATTCTTAACAACTGTTCCGTAACCGTGGTATCTTCACCATATTCATTCTTCATTTTCTCATCACCTAATCCTGCGTCAATAACAGCTTGTCGAGCTGCTTGAAAAAGGCTTCCAGCAGAAAACGGTAATTCACTCTCGGAGATTTTAATTCGTTTTCCACCAGACAAAGGAATATCAGAACCTTTCTTATATAGATCGCTGCCTTTATTCTTCATAGATGCTATACCGTATTTCGTTTTGTTATTGTCGGCTGCTATCTGTATCTTCGTAGCATTATTCGCATCATTTATTGATTTTTTATTTGATCGCTCCTTTTCGCTCTCTCCGGCTTCAAATCCAAATTTCATCAATAGGTCATTTAATTCATTTGCCCGTTCCCACTCGGCCAAAGCTCCCTCATACTCTCTTTGCGCTTCTGCGGCTTGTGCGGCATCACGACCGACCTTGTCTTGGAATGCCGCTTTTAACAGGCCTTGATCGTACAACATCTGCATTTGGTCTCTGCGGTCGAGCAGATTTTGGAGGAAAGCATTATTGACAGCCGTTGCCGGTTTTCGGGCGGCGGCATTTCCACCTGCGGCTACTCCTATTATCTCGGCTAATGTGGCTCCTACATCACCAAGTACGGCCAATTTCCTCCGATTCTCCACGATTCGAGGATCAATTTCTTCGGGTCGTTTGAGTATGCGGTTATAAATAGAAACAAAAGATTCGCCGGCTTCTGCGGCTTCTCTCATCTGGGCTGCCTGTTCCGGGGTAACATGGAACACTGGTTTCTCAGAAGTACCATCGGCACTTACACCGTACCCGGTAGTGGTGTCTATATAGGGAACGGTGGTTCTAGGACGATTATGTATAGGTTTAGTAGAATCTATTGGTACATATCTGTAATAATCTCCATTCGTATCAAGCCTATATTCATTTCTAAATTTTATGGCATCAGGAGAATCAGAATAATACCATTCCAACTCTTTATTCAAAGTTGGGTGATTTTTAGATTTAACAAACTCATATATTCCAGTATTAGGATTCATATATACACTATTTAAATGAGCATTAGGGTATAATGCAAATCTTACCATATCCTCATATGGGGCAAGTTCATAAGCTCTTCTAAGATTATAATTTGTAGTATCCGATTTCTCAGGAGGAACAGTTTTGTAATATTCCTCAAAAGAGGGCTTGTTAAAACGATTGGCGGCTACTGTATTTTCCCATGATTGTTGCAGATTTTTACCGTCGACCAACGGCGTACCGTCTGTTCTCTTTCCACCGGAGGCAGTATTTTGCCAATTGGAATTTATAATTTTACTAACAGGAGAAACGACGGGTGGAGCAGGTTGTGTCAGATCAATCTTCTCCTCTGGCGTTTTTTCCTTCCATCTGTTTAATAAATCGTCTAATATTGCCATATCTTATCCATTAAATAGCGGGAGTGGTTGCATTTCCCGTTTTCTTATAATAGGGTGTAGTAAACAACGACCCGAGAAGATTTCCCGAATTGGAGGCTATTTGAGTCCAACTGGCTGCGTTTTGGGCATATTGTCCGGCTTTCTGTCCCAAGAGGTAGTTTTTCTGATTCAAATAGTTTGTCTTTGCATTATCCTTGACTTGTTGTCCCATAGCGGCGATATTGCCGACGGTATCGGAAAGCGCACGGGCATTTACTTTTTTTACGGCGGCCTCAGCTTCGGGTGTGGCTCCCGTTACTACCGCCGAATTTCGTTGTGCACGAACGGCATCGGATAAATTTTTGCGGTATGTGCTCAATAGATTCTGTACGTCGGAGCGGTTCAAGATGTCTTGATAATAATCTTTCTTGAACATGTTTTCGTTTTCTTGTAATTGCTTGTCCAACTGTTTTTGCGCTTTCCTGTTTGCGGAAGCGGAGCCTAATCCTCCTGCGAGTATCCCGCCGAGAGATCCGATGAGACCTAATGTTTCCAGAATTGCCATAGAACTTTATTTTTTTATTGCAAAAATCGCTTTTCTCTGAAATCAAGGGCATACGTCTTTGCCATTTGTTTGGATATAACACTTAAAACGAGGCCTCCGAAATGGGCTTTTTGTGACGTATAACTGCTTTATTTACAACCTTTGGAGGGTCCATACTACCCGAGATGTATAGTCCTATCGCCCGGGACATGAGCAAGTCGTCATGTTTTCCTTCTATCGCACCATAAGCTCCATTTTTCTTTTTTTCATAAGTATCATGCTCATCAAGAACTTCTTCTTCCCGCTCGATATAGCCATTATCACGGATTATTTGTATCTGATTATTGATAACCATCGATTTGGTGGTTCTGTTGGTATGAAATCCCCAACGGGCAGGTGCTCCTTCTTTAATCTGCGAAGGAGGAGATTGCCGGGCATACAGGTTTTCATAGGAGGCTGCGACAAGGTCAAGTATATATTCTGCGTCTCCTTGGTCGGAAGCCTCCGTTTCTAATGTATTGCTTTCAAAAACCAGTAAGGCGGTATTATACCACAAGGCTATCTGGGTAGCCTTCCACGCCAATATATCGTGATCGATATGTCCTCTCCAAGAAGCGACAATCTCGGGTTTTCCTCCATACATAGTCCAATAGCGGTCTATCACACTTATCACAGACCAGTCGGCAGAATGGGATCGTCCTCCAATATCTACGGAAACAATATAACGATTGGATATATCGAGCTCGGTATCGGGTTTTTCCCATACTTTAAGCAAGCCGGTTGTATCTTCTTTGAAAGATAGTTCTCTTAATGAATCTTTCCCGGTTATAGAATGTGTATCGGACTGTAATTCACCCCGCCAACAAGGAGGCTTCGTATTTTCTCTCATACGGTGGATAGCATAACGATCGAAAACTCGCTCTCCTGTGTTTGCAAATGCTTCTACATCGTTGGAAGGGAATTCGCTCATCATGTGTTGAGCATCTTGAAATGTTTTTCTTTTGTTTCTATACCATTCTATGGCTTCAAGAGTGGCTCCACTTTCCCACAAATACCATTCGTAATCGGTAAAAGAGGATATAAGCCGCTTGTAATCGTCGACAGGTGTCTGATACATTTCTATATCATACCAAGGAATAAATATAGGGGTCTTATCCGACTCTCCTTTTTTTGCATTCTCATATTCGGTATGAAAATAATCCCCAACTCCTTGTGCCGTAGATTCCATGACAATGACGGAATAAGGAACTAGGGGTATAGATGAGCTAATGGAAGCTATCAAATCTCCTGTTCGTTTTTCTTTGGTATCGGGATACAAAGCAACCTCGGAGAAATGAACCATAGCTATATCTGCTCCTCGAACAGAATCGGGTTTTTCTGCCGAACCTATCGTTACACGGGCATTTACTTGTTGGATATAAGATATATTCTGAGTTCTAGCAAACGGTCTCAATTTAAGCGGACTATTCAATATCCAAGAAGGATAATTGTCGAGCAGTTTGCTATACATTGCTCGAATATTGGAAGATGAGTCTTTTACATGCGCTGCTATGACGCTATTCCACTGATGTTTGTGTACAAGCTGAATCCACGCCATATAGATTTGTGTGAGCGTTGAACCTCCCCATTGTCGGGCTTTGAGTAGAATCACCCGGATTGGTTTCCCCTCACGACGTTGCTGTTCGAATAGTTTAAGAAGTTTTCTTTGCGGTCTGTTCAAAAGAAAGGGTATATCGACCGATGTTATCTTATCTTTTATCTTAACTGTGGCTATCGCCCAAAACTCAAAATCGTATTTAATCCGCAGCAAAAAAAATTGACGGTCTATTTCTCGAATAAGCTGGGGTGTGGCTTGTTGATGAAGCCCGTTTTCAAGAAGATTTTTATAGGATTTTTCTTGGGAAAGTATCTGTACCCAGCCATTTTCCTCGTACATATCGGCGGGTATATGTAGAGTCCCGAACTCTTCGATTTTTATTTCTTTTCGGGGTATTACATCTGACCCCTCTCCCGTTACCGGATCATACGGTTCCGTAAAAGACATTCTCCTTTTTTTGTTCTCTGCTATTATTTCAGAGTAATTCATTCGATGCCTCCTTCCTTTTTTGATTGAAAAAAGCATCTTTTCTTCTCATGGCTATGATATGCCTCGCCGTACGAACAGAAATATAAAATTGTGGAGCCGGAGAACGAATCGCCCTTCTAACTGCTTCTGAAAACGATATGCGATTATCACTGGCTTGAATTTCACAGGCTTTTTTGTATAGGTCGATGTACATCTTTTGCTTTATGGGACAAGATGTTATTCGTTTTCCTTTTTTTATGTTCAGAAGATTGGTTATGGCTTTTTCATTACCGATATAAAACCGCTTGGAAGGGGATTGAATCGCCGCTTGATAAATGTAATCACACATTATTCCACCACACAAATTGAGGGTGTAGTAGAACGTGTCACAGAACTCTCGGTCTCTGTTTTCTTGATAATCTAATGTAGGCATACGCAATTTGATTTGCGTATGTTGGGTATCGGTTTGATGCAAATATAAGCTAAAAAATCGATTTTACAATGACGTACTGCCCTAAAAATCGCACTGACCGATTTTGCAATGACGTACCGTCCTAAAACTATGAAAATGAGATTTTTGTGTTGAGTTTTTTTTTTTGAACCCATCACAAAAAATCGTATGGAAAAAGATAAAGAAGAAATTACAGCACAAGTTGAAGCTCCATCTGGAACAGTAGATGAAACCGTAAAAGCCGAATCTCCTAAAAGCGGCCGATCGGTATGGGTAGAACGACTACGTACGACTTACCCGGATAAAGATGTAGACTATGAAAATGACGATGATGCTTTCTACTCGGTATTAGAGGATTTTTATAATACCAGAGAGGATAGAATCAGAAAACTTGACGAGGGTAATAAATCTCTCACAGAAGCATTGGCTCGTGAACCGGAAGCGGGATTATTTCTAAGTGAATTAATTGCAGGGAGTGAAGTATTGCCTGCCCTTGCAAAAAGTTATGGAGATATTCTCGGAGCTGTCTCGGGTGACGAAGAATCCATGAAAAAATTTAATGAAGGACTTTCGGCTCGCCGGGATTCTGAGAAATCATTTAACGAAATCAGAGCAAAACAAGAGGAAAACGCAGCCCGTAATGCAGAGACCATCGGCTCGTTTTTCGAAGAAAAATCGGCCGACGACGCAGAACGGACGGCCTTTGAGGATTTTGTATCGTCTCTGGCCGACAGCATTTTCACTTTCAATTTCGACCGCCCTACCCTCGATGCTCTTTGGAGGGCATACAAACATGATGAAGACGTGACCGAAGCGGCCACTGTGGCGGAAGTAAAGGGGAGAAATGCCAATATCGAACTCCAAAAAAGGAGCGTAAAGAACGACGGGACACCCAATCTGAACAGGGAATCGGCAGATAGGATAACGGCGAATGTGACTGTCCCGAGGAGTAAACGAAGGGGGATTTTTGAAAGAGGAGAAATTGTTTAACAAAATAGGTAAAAAAGATGAAAATTTTAGGTAAAGAAGTGAATTGGAAATATATCGCTGTCGCCGGCGGTATTGTGTTGTTGTTTTTATTGTTGTGCTCCTTCGGGTTGTTCACATCAGGTGAAACGGTCATCGGACTGGCCGCAACGGTTCCTCTGGGGAGCCGGTATCGGCAGACTTGACCAAAGAGGTGTCGCCGGATTTGTTGAAAGCGCATATAGACAAGGAGGTTTGCCGGATTATGCCTTCGTCTACACCGGTAGACACGGTGAGCCGCAGCGGTCGGGTGATTTCGGTAGGTTCCCGTGAATATGAGTTTTATTCGTTAGACACCAAACCGGCTTTGACAACCTTGAAAGCGAAATATACAGAAACGGCGTCGGCCGGTGCGAAGCTCGACACGGCGAACAACGATTATTTCGAAGTTTCGGACACGATAAAGGTTATCGGTGTAAAAGGTTATGACGAGGGAGGAACTACTGAAAAAGACGAGTTGGTTCTCTATGTAATGAGTAAAGATGCCGACGGTAAACTGAATGTCTTGGCGGTGAATGGTAAAAAGAGCGGCAGCACACCGGGTATAGTACCCACCATCGAAGCCGGAACTGAACTCCTGCGAATGGGACGAGCCGGAGCGGAGAAAGATGCACAAACTGCACAATTCGAGACCTTGCCTACCAAAGAACAGAATTATGCCCAAAAGTTCTGTACGCAAGTCGAAGTTACTGATGTATATCAGGAATGGACGGAAAAAGAAGTCGATTTCACGTTCACAGACATGGAACGCGATGCCATTTGGGAAATGAAGCGAGGTATGGAAATGAATTTCTTGTTCGGCAAAAAGAACAAATTACGTGATACGACCAAGAAAGAGGACGTGTGGTTTACTGAGGGCATCTGGTGGCAAGCCGGTAAAGACTGGACTTATGACGCAGAGGCAGGAATGACCGCGAAAGATTTGATAGCTCTCTGTAAAACGGCTTTAACGGGAAATGCAAGCAGTAAGAAAAAACTGGTTTTCGCCGGAAGCGATTTTATCGAACAAGTGACGAACCTCGATATTCAGAAAGTCATGCAGGGGGATCAATACAAAGCCGAACTTGGGCTCACGTTCGATTCCATTCACTCGAAATTTGGAGATTTGTATGTGGTATATACAGAAGCATTCGATCTGGCAGGCATGAGCAAATGTGCCCTTGTGGTGGACGATAACTATTTGACCAAATTTGAATTCAAGTCGTTGTCGAAAGAACGCAGGGATTTCAAAACTGCGGGTATACGTGAGACGGAAGGAGAATTTATCCAAGAAATTTCGGGCATTGTATTGAAGAACCCGGGTGCTCACGTTCGTATCACTCCGAAAGCTGAATAAAAAACAAACAGGGGGAGTATCTTTCATCGATACTCCCCATAAATCATAGAAGTTATGTTGAAAGTATATAAAACCCAGACTTACCTGAGTATGCCGATAACCGTGAAAGGTAAATCGGTACGCATTGAGTTCAGAGGGAATAAATTCACAGGCGGATTTTTCTCGACCAAAGACAAAAATGTGCAGAAAGCGATAGAGTCTTCTAAGGAGTTCAACAACATTATATTTTTAGATGCTGTCGAGGAAGAACCTGTAAAAGAGAAGGAAGACAGAAGGGTAAAAATAGAGTCTGTAAAATCGTTTCAAGAAGCTGTCGAATATCTGAAAGGTGAGGGAATTATCGCTAAAACGCCGGAAGAAATCAACTCGGCAGCCGAAGAATTGAACATTTCATTCCCTAATCTAAAATAACCCCATGCAAATATCCCGATTATCTTATCTGGTCAAGGTCGTTATCGATGAAGTCATTCCGTCGACCGTCGAAATTTCATATAACGACATGCCCATAGATGACAGGGTAAACAGCCTTGCGGAGTCCTGCGCAAAAGAGACTTTACTGGCTTTTCCACTGAGATATTTGCCTCACAAAGATATACCGGGAAATGTAGAAATATATGGAGACGGGAGTGGATATGTGTTACTCCCCTCCGATTTCCTGCGTCTTTTTTCTTTTAAAATGGAACTTTGGAAACGTAGGGTAAATAATAGCATAACAGAGGAAAGTGAAAGTTATCTGCTACAAAAAAATCCTGTTACACGAGGTGGCATAAATTTCCCCATATGTGCGGTGGTTAACAGTGAAAAAGGGCTCATTTTAGAATGGTATTCTGTCCCTTCTTATGTAAGAATGCCCAAATGCACGGAAAAAAGATATGTTCCCATACCTGAAATAACGAACTCTGAAATAAATATTCCACAAGGGCTGGAAATGCTCATGGTATATATAACAGCCAAAGAAGTACTGATGAGTTTACAACAATATGACATGGCAAAAGCTACCGAAGAATTGATACTAACGGAAATGAAACAATTATCTATATAAATCGACATGTGTAGAATATTCAAATGCAATCGAGCCGGGAAATATATCGGTTTTTATAACAGGCTGGAAGATGCCATGCGGGATAATCCGATGGCGCAAAGGGACTGGTTTTTCACCAACGGGGAAACATTGAGCGTTTGGATGTTCGACGGGAACCGCTGGATAGATACCAACAGGGCTGTCGGAGCTGTGAACATGATCGACAACCCGGGAACATTTGTTCCTGATGTTCTAGCGGGTGAAAGTAAGACTTATTTTTATATCGCCCCCCAAGCAGGAGAATATATCTTCACTAATTTTGGAGGGATTTCCGTATCAGTAGAAAAACCTAGTCTTATATCTATGGATTGGAATGGGATCGAATGGGGCGATACAATCTGTGAGTTTCCTGTTCATGGAGAGGAATTATTGCCGGAGGTCGAACTAAGATTCGTGAGTTTACCTAACGACGATGTGAGCGAAGTATACGGTGGCCGTGAATCTAATACTATAAAAAATTGCTATGTGGAGTTTCGAATGTCGCAAGGCTGGGATTTTATCAATAGAGAGAAAGAAAATATTTATTTGTGCCTGAACCGATGGAAGAGTAAAAATATGGCACGTAAATCTACCAGCCACAGAAAATGGGTTACGGTTTATGATTTCTTTAAAACAGGAGATGACTTGTCTCATTGTTATCCCAATAAAGGAGAATTTCTGAACGGTTATTATAGATACGAAATGAAAGGGATTCCTTTTTGGACGCAATCGAGAATAAAACCAGTCGCACTCTCGGATTTAATTGTAGGAGAATATCATGGAGAATGGATCAGGATACCTTACTCGATGGAAAGCATTATGCGCAGATTTATATACATGCGTAATCAAAAAAGTGAACACGATTGGGAGGTCGTGCCTCCTCAAAAATTTTTCGATTCGAGCGGGACGAGTGCTGAAATGGTTTGTTCCGGAGGAAAGATGAAGATGTCACATGATGAAGGACATGCTAACTTTGTCAGTCTTACTTTGGGATTGTGTTTAGCTATAAAAGACTTATCGGTGACTAATTATGAAAAATGGATAAAAGGCTGTATGACGGCCTTCTGCGGAAGAATGGGTTATACTCAAAAACTGGGATTGTTCTATAATGCTACTTTATATGGGAAAAACAGGTTTGTTAAATAACGGGAGGTGTATTATCTATTTTTTTCTGCTCCGGCAGGAATTGTAGAAGGAGTTTCTGCTCCGGCAGGAATTACCGTTTCATGCACTTCCCTTTTTATATGTATAAATTATGGAAAATATCAAACTACCCTTAGATTCGAATCTAAACCCTATCGGGGTTTTGCAGCCCGGCGGGAACATTACGTTAGATGAAAGTGAAAACTTCGAAATTACGGAGTCGGGGATATACCGGATATTTACCGAGTCCGGCACTAACGGCATTGCCGAACTCGAATTTGATATGAACGGAACTATATCTAATGTATATAGTACAGTTGGGACAATAGAATGTTTTTATATCTCGAAAGGTACATTTTTTTATCCGGTATCTGGTTCCTTCCGTGTTACTAAAATGATTTAGCCATGAGTTTAGGAAGATTGGGATTGATACAAGCCGGGCAACCTTCGAAGCAGTGCCCCACGTTGGCGGAAATGACGGCCGACGCTACGGCCGGCTGCCGATATTATGGCTGGAAAAACGGCGTATGTACGGGGCGAGAAGTTGACGGGCACGCTCGTACCCATTACCAAAATCGACGTGGCGGCGGAGGGGATTAAATTCTCTTATTCTACATTCGAGGAAGTACCCGAAGTATTCGATTTCTCGAATGTGACGGATTTGTCATACATTTTTGACACCTGCAAATCTCTAATTTCTTTACCTTCAAACTTAAATTGGGGGAAAATGACTAATGTTGTGGCGGCTTTTCGTGGCACAACAAGTCTAAATGATGAAGTAAATATAGAGCCGTTAGATGTGCCGTCATTAGAAGGAATTTTTCAGAGAAGTAATATAAGTAAGATCTTAAATTTATCCGTTCAAAGTGCATATACCGCATTTAACGCCTTTGAAAGTTCAAAACTAACGGAAATAGGCAATATCGATTTACCGGATATCGTCACCGCAACATACGCTTTTTCAAATATTCCTATCGTTCATTTCCCGAAGATAAATATTCCGAAAATTGCTAATTGTAGCTTTATATTCTATAATAACCAATCCATGCAATCTCTTGAATACTGGGATTTTTCGAACGTAACAGTAGCAACAAACATGTTCAAGGGGTGCTCGGCTTTGTCGTCGATCGGCGATGTGATCTTCTTACACACCGCTCTATCGCTGGCAGATTCCCCGAATATCGATGAAGATACTTTGAATCGATTCGGAGGATTTGCCAATGCTGCCGGAGAAAGTGGTGTAGCTCCTTTAAAAACTTTGGGACTACCGGCCGCTACGTTGACGTTCAACACGGCTGTACAAACTTTTTTGGAAACGGAAGGTATCATAGCGAAACTGACAGATGAGAATTGGACGGTTAATTTCGCCGATTCGATGTAAACGGGAAAATGAACAAAAGAACACAATCAAACAAAACCTCATAAAAAACAAATACCCATGAATATAGAAGAAAAAAGTTATCAAAAAATCACTCCGGCAACGGAAGGTAATTACCTGACTACATACCGAGAAGGCGACGATATAAAGACTTACGAAGGAGTAAAAGCGATGTACACGCCAGCAGACTTCGACGCTTCGTCCGTAAGGGAGATTACACCGGAGCAACATCTAAGCTACCAAAAAGCCAAAGAACAGGCTTTGCAGGAGGAAACAGAATAAAAACAAAAACATTGATATGGGAGGGATAAACGAGGCTACGGAGGTAGCCAGAGGGATAAGCGAACAGGGGTTCTTGGTGATGACCGCAGCATTCTTCTTGGTGTTGTCGGCCATGATGATGGTGGCCTGCTTCAAGTGGTTCAAATCGATTATCACCAAGAGCATGGAGGATTACGGAGAATCCCTGAAAGAGCTTATCGAAAAGACGAACGACCAGAATAACATGCTGTCTGACATATCGGAAGGTCTTAGACCGGAAACGCAGCTTCGGATAAAGAACATGACGAGTGAATTTTTCAACCTTTCCGCCAGACGGGTTTTGGAAATTATCGAACAAGTTAGGAAGGAAAACCATATATCCGACAGGAATAGGACGCATGAAAAAATTATCGGAAATCTCACGAACCAGTACGAGGACAGGAACAGCCGTTTCGACTACTTTACCTATCGGGGTAAACGTCTTTCATGTTATACCAATCCTGAATGGATAGACTGGGTGGCAGAGGTTGTCGAGAACGAGATATATGCCCATACGGTGAACGATGACAGGGCTAAAACCAATGTATTTTCTGTCTATGACCGTATAAAGCTCGATTTTTATCACCGATTAAATAATGAATAATATGAAGAAAATTTTGGAAAGAATCAAAGGGTTGTTATTGTCTATTCCCCACGACAAGCTGCTGCATTTTATCGCAGGAGGTGTCATCGCCTCTTTCTTCGCCATCGTAATAGGTGCGACGGCGGAATATTGTGTGCTGTTCTCTGCCATAGCGGGCTGTATCAAGGAGGCTGTCGACGAGTGGAGGAAGCCGGGGGCTTGGTCGTATGCCGACTTGCTGGCGACCATACTGGGAGGGCTGGTGATTCAAATCGAGGTTTGGATTGCCTGACGAAAAAAAATGAATTTTTATAACCCGGCGACGGGAAAGCGTTCTTTGACTTCTTGGAATCACCGTTTTAATGTTAAATATTGGGCAAAAAAGAAATTTTATTTGCAAAAAGAAATTTTTATCATTATGTTTGCAGCAACATAATTATGCCTTTGGCCTACGTTTGTCCCTTCTTAATAACGGATAAGCTTTACCAAAGGCCATTTTTTTTAATTTAGGATAATGGTAAATCATAGAGGAACATCTTACACAGAAACACCGATAAGAGTAGCTATTTTAATTGATGGTGGATATTTCATAAAACGATATAACATACTTTATAATAAATCCGGTAAAAAAGAACCAGAAACAATAGCTAACGATTTATATACAATTTCACATTCACATGTAGGAAAGAATAACTATCTATATAGAATATTTTATTATGATTGTATTCCTTTCAACAAAAAAATCCATAATCCAATATCAAAAAAATGTATTGACTTCTCTAAAACAGAAGAGTCCATACGCCGTAATGCATTGATAAATGAATTAAAGAAAAAACGGAAGGTTGCATTGAGACTTGGATATATAAAGGATTGCAAACAATGGAAATTGTTTGACAATGTAATGAAATCCTTGTTAAGAAAAGAAATATCAATAGAAGAAATTAAAGAAACCGATGTTTATTACGAATTAAAGCAAAAAGGTATAGACATGAAAATCGGCGTTGATATTGCTTCTCTTTCATTAAAAAGATTTGTCGATAAGATAGTCCTTATATCTGGGGATTCTGATTTTGTACCAGCAGCAAAGCTAGCAAGGCGCGAAGGAATTGATTTTGTTCTTGATCCTATGCACTCAGAACATATAGAACCGAACTTATATGAGCATATAGATGGATTGAAAAGTATACCTATGTATTATCAAAAAGAAAAAGGAAATAAAAAGACCCTTCCTGAAAACAGAGATTAATAGTTACATACATTCGTTACAAGCGGTGATTCTAAAAAAGTCACCGCTTTTTTTGTTGCCAAAATGAAGAAAGACATGAATAAGAATGTACAGGATTTTGTCATCGAAACGATCCAATCGATTGCCTCGAAAATACCGGGAATAAGTATCAGGTATGCCTACGACATACAGACCAACTTCCATATCGTGGAGGTCTCTCCTGAAAGCATAAGAAGAGGCAGTGAAGAATACATGGAAATGGAGTATCTGTTATGGAAAGAATTTCAAGAAAAATTTCCGGAAGAGGATTTGCTCGTATCTGAGCCGGACAGAATTAACAACATGGAAAACTTAATCTTCGAGATATGAAATACTTCACGATGAAAGAACTCACAAAGAGCTCGACGGCAGATAAACTGGGTATAGACAATACCCCGACGACCGAAGCGTCTGTTGCGCTGTCGAACCTTGTCACCCATGTTTTAGACCCCTTGCGGGAGATGTACGGGAAGGCGATAACCGTCAATTCGGGCTATCGTTGTCCCAAACTCAATGCCGCTGTGGGTGGTGCGAAAAACAGCCAGCACATGAGGGGTAATGCGGCGGATATAACGGCAGGGAACAAGGAGGAGAACAAGAAACTGTTCGAGTTGATTCGGGATAACCTTCCCTTCGACCAGCTTTTGAACGAGAGCAATTACAGTTGGGTGCACGTGTCTTATGTGTCGACATCGAAGAACCGGAAACAAATACTGAGCCTATGAGACATACCGTATTCCTATTGTTGTTTTTGGCTGTCTTGGCTGCGACGAGTTGTACCAGACATGTGTATGTTCCGGTGGAGACGACAAAGAGCGACACGGTGTATATGAACCGGGTGCAGCTCGATTCCATATACATGCGGGACAGTGTTTTCATCGAGAAATCGGGAGACACGATACGTGAGTTCCAATACAAGTACATATACAGGTTCAAGGACAGAATCGATACGCTGTATATATCCAAGACGGACAGCATACGAGTACCCTACCCCGTCGAGGTAGTAAAGTACAAGACTCCCCGATGGTGCTGGTGGGCACTCGGTGGCATTGTCTTGCTGCTCGTCCCTTACATCATGAAATGGATAACAAAATTGAAAGGACTGGGTTTCTTGATATAATTTGATTTACGACTCCTTCCGGGGCTTCGGAGTATAAAGAGGAAAGCCTCAATCTCTTGCTGCTCTTCCAAAACTAACAAGAGACAACATCACGGGGAATGTTACGAGGCTTTCACAGCCTTTAAACAGGAACGTGATGTTTTTTATTGTGTCAACAATCTATAATTTAACAAATATTTAAAAAGGCAAGAGATATGAAAACCAATGAAATCTTTGAACACGTTTTGCAAATCGTTTGCGAGGAATGTGAGCTGTGTTACGGCGAATTGATTAACGGGGCGAACAAAAATGCGGTCGACGCACGTTGCCTGCTCATCTGTGCGTTGGTATCGCTAGGCTTCTCCGAGGAGAACACCGCCGCTTATCTTTCCATGACCAGACAGGGAGTGAACAAATTGAAAAACAGCCTGAAACAGCGGTGTTCGGGAAGTTTTATTCTGACAACGACAAATCAACGGGTCAGCAACAGGATAGCCACCGAAATCCGAGGATAGCAACGGCAATAGCCATACGTTTGTATGCGGCCGATATTGGCCGTAACCATCAATTATATCTATATGGAAAGAACGTATGTTTTCAATCAAGAGCCCAATGGTGGCGGAAGCAAGTTCGACATCATGGCTTTATTGCCCAACCTGATGGGCGGTAAAGGGGTCGATCCCGGACTCTTGGCCCTTCTCAATCAGGGAAGGAACAATCAGGACGCTTGGGGCGGAGGCATGTGGTGGATTTGGATTATCCTGCTGTGGTTCTGCTGGGGCGGTAACGGATTCGGAGGTTTTGGCAACCGGGGCGGGCTTCCTGCCGAGTTGAACGGCGATGTCGGACGTGAATACCTGATGTCGGCCATTCAAGGGAACGGTAATGCCATCAACCAACTCGCCTCGTCCTTGAACTGCTCTACCCAACAGTTACAATCCGCCTTGTGCAACATTCAGGGCTTGATTCAGGGTGTCGGCAACCAAGTGGGCATGTCCGCACAACAGATCATCAACAGCATTCAATCGGGTAATTGTACGCTGGCGACTCAAATCGCAGATTGCTGCTGCAAGACGCAAAACGCAATCGAGAGACAAGGATACGAAACCCGTATCGCCACTTCGGAACAAACCCACTCCCTCGTGGACAGCGGCAATGAGAACACTCGTGCCATTTTGGCGAAGCTGGATTCTATCCAAACTCAGGCTTTACAGGACAAGATCACCGCTTTGACGGCAGAGAAGGCTACTTTGGCGGCTGAAATCTCCCAACGGAACCAGAATGCGACCATTCTCAATGCCGTAGGGCAACAGATTGCACCCCTCGCTGCCGGTTTGCAGGCTCTCCAAAGCGATGTGGACGGCATCAAATGTAAATTGCCCAATACCGTTCCCGTGGTATATCCGAACATTCAGGCTGTAAACACGGACTTGTGCCGGGCTGCCGCTTATGGTGCTTATGCGGGCGATGTCGCATACGGACGCAGCGGTTACGGATGCGGTTGCAACAACTACTGGGGTTAATTCCAGTAAGAAAGGAGGTATATATGTGGCCTAACTTTTTTACAGGGTTTCCCTTTCCGTTCCCGACGCTGGGCAGGGCGAATTTCAACACGCTGCCCACGGTGGCGGTGACGGTCGGCACGGAGAACGTGACTTTGGAACTTCCAAACCATGCGTTCCGTAACAGGGACTATGTGGGAGGATTCTATATCAATCTCCGTCAGGCGATACCCGCCGGAACGACCGCAACGCTTCCCATTCTCATCGGGACGAATGGGGACACGAGACCTCTGCTGGCTTACAACAACGAGCCGGTGACGGTAGAGAATATCGCCGGTACGGGGATCTATGAAATCCATTACAACAAGTACACCAACGAAGTGTACCTTGTCAACGGTGGGTACAGACCTACTACGGCGACGGCGGCAACCAACGTCGCTGCCAAAAGCAAATAATTAACACGGGGCTGCCTTTTATCGGGCAGTCCCATTAAATCAAAAAAACTATGTTTCAGAATCTTCGAGCAAACAACCAGTTATTTATCCTTCATAAGGACGAAAATCCCTTAGTGGATATAGGCTCCGTCGTCAGCGTTTCGGCTGCGAAGCCCAAGTACCCCATGCCGACACCTATCGGGCAGATACCCCAGATGGAAATGGTGGTGGACGTGGTGGTCTGCGTGAACGGGCAGAACACGACGTTCCAGAACTTGCCGGCAGGGGCGGACATCGCTGACTTCGGGCAAAACGGCAACATCGTCATATCTTGTTCCAGAGAGGCCATGAACTCGGAAGTGTCGGCTATCCGGCAAAAGAGCTTGGACGAACTGAACCGGCGTAATTACCACGAGAACGTGATTGCCGGGTGCGACAAGATATTGACAATTTTGAATCCCGAATTTGCGGAGAAGCAAAGGCAGGAGCAGGAGATTGCCACCCTCAAAGGGCAGATGTCCGAAATGAGCAGAAGCATGGCGGACTTGATGGCCATGAACAAAAAACTGATGGAACAGCTCGGTGTTGCTGAAACTAAAAACAAAAAGTAATATGGGAAGAATGTTTGAAATCAACGAGGGCGATAACTCTGAAAAAATGATGGAGTACGCTGAAAAAGCCTACAAGTATACGAAAAAACTTCTCGAATGCTTGGAAGAAGAGGGCTTAGGTGAACGCTACGATGATGACGACTTCGATGACAACTTCGGAGAACGTGGCGGAAGCAGTGGATCAGGCGGTGGTATGGGTCAACGGCGAGGGGTTCGTGGAACCGGTCGTTATTCTCGTTATCGCTAATGTTTAACCAGAAGGGTGTGGTAACTACTACACCCTTCTTAAACTATTTACCTTATGAAAAGAGAAAGTTTAGATATGTACGATGATAGACCAAGAGAAATGACCGCATATCTTAGAAATTATGGTTGGCACTTTAATAAAAAGTTATGTGAATTTGCCATTTCAAAGATGAATCGGTTAAACCCATCAACCGGAAAGAAGGAGCGAATCGAACCTCTGACACGAGACATCGTAGATGAAATATTGAGTAAATACAATATTAAACTCAACAACAATATTTTATACGATTATGTGTATGTTGCAAATATGTGTAAAGCAGATTTGTATAAATCTTCTGTTCCTGATGAACAACATTTGGCATTGTATATCAAAGATACAATAGATGATATAGATGCCCCAGATGGTACAACTATGCGCCGTTGGTATGCAACAATGATAGCCGGTGGAGAGCCCATTGAATGGGACGATGTTTTATGATACGACAAAAATTTATATTAAAGGAATATGATTGGTCGGTACAGGTCTATTATGCCGTGGATTGCTATTATACCGACGAGATTATGGAAGCTTTATATTCTATTGGCTGTCGTGGAAAAAACTTGTCCGTTGCTTTTGGCAATCTATCTTCTTGTAAACTTGATACCGGCCTGACATATTCTAACTATTCTACACACGAGACGGTGATGGTAATCGGTATAAATTCTTCCGCCGAAGAGTTTATGAATTCGTTTTGTCATGAGCGAAAACATTTGGAAATGCATATAGCGAAAGCTTTCGATCTCAATCCGTGGGGAGAAGAAGTAGCATATCTTAGCGGAAAAATAGGACAGAAAATGTATCGGGTAGCTAAAAAATTTTTATGCGAACATTGTAGGAAACTAATATAATATATGGATATAGCTAGAATCCTCCGAGCCATATGTTCCGGCAAGTCGAGGAAAGAGGTTTATAACCTGCTTTCGCCAGAAGAGAAGGATAAACTAAACTCTTTGTCCTCTAATCTCGCTATAAACCGAAGAAATCGTAGAGCTCTTGAAAGAAAAATAAGAAAGAATATTAAATAAGGTTCTCATTTTTTTCTACCACGGGTGTATTCTTCTGCGTATTTTCCCAGATTTTCTCCGGCTTAATGAAGATACTACATTATCTGCATTATCATCGGAAAGAGTTTTATATACCATTGCTTCTTGTGGATTTTTAATCATGAGCCAGCGATATATTATGTAATTTATCAGGAACTGCAATATATAATTATCGGCTACACAGATAGATGTATCTGGTATATCTTCATTCATCTGGCATGGATAACAAAGACGGTACAACCTTAAATCGTCGTCTGAAAGTCTATTATCTGGGTCTAAATCACATATATCAATTTGACTCATTTCCCTTTCGTCATCTTCTGGTTCTATGATATAGGCAACCAGTTTATTTTGCATATAGGCATGTGCATCTTTTAAAAATCGCTGAAATAATAAATCATCGTCTTCGGTAAGGGATAATGACACTAATTGAGTGCTCCCATCTTCATTTCGCCGAGAGGCTCCAAGCATAGTTGTAATATTCTTTACTTCGGACAATATTTTTTCTGCCGTATAGTGAAATACATATCTTTTCATCTTAACTTGGTATTAAATGTATTTTTTTCCTGTATATCTAATCTTGTAATGGTTGAATCGGAAAGCATATCGCCTTCTATAAATAGATAGAAGTTCCTCCAAGATGACGGTATTCTAGGGAGTAGAATATCAGATAACAGCGTATCGCTGTTTATGTTCATCGATATGATCTTATAAAATGTTTTGTTATCGTTGGAAACATATATGGAAATAGAAAAATGTCCTCCGGCCAACATACGCAAAATGGAGCGTTCTATTTTTTTGAATCCCGGTGTTCCTAGTGTTATGGGAGCTGTACAAATGGTAACATTTTGTAACTGGTTGGACTCTTGGGATAAATCATATACTTCATCTTCATCGGATACGGCATAACAAACCGGATACGACGGTATAAAATAGGAGGCTTTCATTTTTCTTTGTCTCCATATTTTTCGTTGAAGATCGTAAATAAAGGCAGTATTTGCTTCTGTATTTTTTATGATAAGCTCACCAAAAGGATAATTGTATGCCAACAAAGGCTCGGTCAATACATTTTCTATCCCTTCCATATATACGTGTGCTGGGTTGGGAATATAATCAGCTTCGAGAGAGTCGGAAATTGATTTAGCAGAATAGCCGGAAAGAACAAATAATTTTCTATCGGAGGTAAAAGCCACAGCATTATCAAGAGATATAATGGAACGAGCATTGCTGCAAATATCCCTTGATACTGGAAACACATTGGAATAAATGACTTCTCCTGTACCGACTTGCATCATGTATATGCCCTCGTCGGTGAATACATATAGAGGAAATTGCCCGTATTGCCCTTGTGATAGAGCGGGCGTTGCGGCGGCCATGCCGATAATTTTACCGTTTCCTATGGTGTAGGTTTGCTCGACGGGAAATATAAATGGATTGTCCGTGGCAGAAACTTTAAGTTTGTTGGGGGTTGTCTCAATGTTATTCGAAGATTGGGGAGCCTCTGGTATTTCTGTTATTACTGCACCTGAAATTGTTATCGGATTTATCTCTCCCGTGGGTAGATAATATGCCAAATTGAGGAAGTCATGCGGAGTGAGATCGAAAGAGGCTGAGAAACGATAGTTTGTTAACGCACCCGATTCTTCTCTTACCCGATATATAATGGTTATCTCCATATTATAAGCCCGTGAATCGGGGTATGAGATATATGGGGAAAGGAGTAAAAGATTATCCCCGTTCGGTATGTCTTGGTCACGCACCACAATAGAAGTTCCTGATTCGGTTTTTATATAGGTTTTTGAAATGTATTTTATGACGTCTACGGTTGAACCGGCATAGGATATGAACATTTCGACAGGATAGCCATCATATAATTTTTGGGACGTACCTGAGATGTGCAACTTGCTATTATAATTAAATATTTTTTCGGCAATGAGCTTATTATGAGAATAGGTATCATCTGTTAATGTGGGCTGATACACGAGGTTCTTTAATATGTCGGATAAATCGGGTATATCTGAAAGAGTATTATTATTGAATTTATCACTATCAAAATCGTATTGTGCAATGCGGTAGAAATTGGCAGTCTCTAATATTCGCTCTCGTAGTTTTTCGTCATTTGTGTAAAATGGGTCGCCACCAAACGAATAAGGATTTCCATTACCTAAAACAGGGAAATTATTCTTATAAGTATCGGTATCATCATAATATGGAATCTCAGCCATAAATACGTCTATCCCCTTATATATATCGGATTCTTTTAACGATTTAGGGATAGCTATATCTACTTTTATCCTATAATATCCAAAAAGAGCTTGAACCGACCTGTTTTTATATTCACTATTCATAGTTCCACTAATTAATATCGGCGTTCGTCTTATAAATAGAATAGGAGCTGAATGTAACGTATATGTGCCGTCGTACATTCTTATAGCCCAACGGATAAGAGATACGTTTTGAATTTCACCTTTTGATCGTAAATTATCCATTTTTTCATAAATAGCACCATCTGGGGTCTCTCCTTTGGAGCCTATGAACTTTCCGCCAACTTCAATGACATCATATGGGAAACTTATATTTACAGATTCAAAATGTCCAGTGTCTGTCTGGTTGATTTTTACAGTTATATCATCTTCATTTATAGAAATATTTTTGTAAACGTATGTGCCAGATGATCCATACAGATAACACAAGAAATAAAAAATACCACCGTCTGTTGATACAACAAGGGTGTTTCCCACGGAGGTTATATCATTTAAACCATCAATTTGATAAATAGGAACTCCGATTTTTGCTTCTGAACTTGCCCCGTCGTTGTAATACATAGGTCTAACGACTTTATCATTGCCATAACGATATGCTTCGTAGTAGATAGTGCTTCCATCGAAAGTAATCCAATTTTCATAACCATTGCCTTTGTGAATATAAATGAGTTCTCTATGATTGGAAATAGTATATATTTTCTTATTCACACCAGTCGGAGATATAGATCCAGTGGAAGTGTGACGGAGATTTACCATAGCGGTTAACTGCCCGTCTTGTGGATTTGAAGTGTCTAATACTATACCCGAAAAAGGAATGGTTTTCATACAAAATATTTTTTGTAAAACTAATGATGTTTATTGATATGTCGGCGTACGTGGTTGCCATTTGTTTACCTTATTGTTTTTTTGATGAAATCTCTTTTTTTAGTTTGTCTATCATTCTCTGAAATTTTGCAGCCACCCGTAGACAGTGTATTTTTAAGTTTCTATCTCGCTCGGCTTCGTAATAGGCTATTTTATATTTAATTTCTTCTTTTTTCATGAATATCTGTTCATTACATTTTAATTCTTTCCCAAAATATTTTTGGATTGGAATTATATTCTTTTATCTTAAATTCCAGCTTTTTAATAGAGGCTCTATTATCATGCTCTATTATCTCTAATCTGCTAATTTCTCTTTTAAGATTTTCGTTTTCTTGTAACAAACACTTGTATTCATTCAATTGGTCTTTTAACTTGTCAATCTCACTTTTCAATGCCTCATTTGTAAATATCCTATAAACATGGTTTTCTGGATATATCAAATCATTCACATAAATAGCACCCACTTTATTTATGGCAGTAAGTAGGAATGAGATAGAATAAGCATCAATAGTGTAAATTTTAGAAGATTCAAGTTCGGCATAAAATGTACCATCGCTTTTTATAATCCCATTGTCAGTTTTGACAATTAACTTGTCATCTTCAATATAAACTTTTCCCATGTTAGTGATTTTAATTAGTAGTGAAAATATCATCTATACACTCGTTCACCCTGTCACATGTATCTCCAAAGGAAATGGCAAAAGATTCGTCGCCTACACGGTCTATGATGGATCGCAGGTCACGGGCGATGTGGTTGAACGCCCGCAGTTCTTCCAGCATAGGGAGGGTAACAGTGCCGTCGTATTTTTTCAGTAGTGAAAGTAAATCGACGGCGGAGGATTCTGCAATGTCCGCCAACTCTGGGATTTTTCTCAGGAGGCGATTACATTTCTCTTTGTCCTCTTTGCTCATGGTGTCGGTGATTGTTTTTGCCGTGACTTGCTCACGGGTTTGCAGTAGCCGGTCGTATTGCCTTCGTAAGTTGTCAAACAGATCGAAGTCGCCCCTTCTCAGAGCCTTCTCCATCTTGCGGCTGTACTCCTCTTTCAATATTTCAATGTCCATGATTACTCCTCCCACTCGATTTTAATAGTTGTGATGTAATCTTTTTCTGTTTCGCCATCTTCAAGAGCTTCTTTTTCTGTTGGATAAACACAACAAACTGTATCCTCGAAATCTTTAAAGATATTCAACCACCCCTCTTTCTTCCGGGTGAACATCATGAGGTCGTATTTATTGTGATTGATTATATTCTCATTACAAATTCCGTCTAAGGTATAATCAATAACCTCCTCACATTCTGCATTTTTCGAATCAACTACAAGAGCAATAATGGGGCAATCTTCACCATGTCTATCAAAGGAAATAATCCTTGCCTTTCTTCCGTCTCTTGTACATACTGGCTTGCCAGCTTTGGCTGCTTCAAGGTCAAAGGGTTTAAAATTCAATTTCTTTTCTTCCATATCTTCTTTGTTTTGTTTGATTTCTACATAGATTGCTCTTACGCTATTTTTGCATACACCGCCACTTAAACATGCTCCTCCTTTTTTGAATACACAGAAAGTGCAGTTTGCGTATCCAGTTACAATTGACTGTACTTTCTTTCCATTTATAATTTCAGGTTCTCCTACCTTTTCAAGTTTCTTGAAGATTACAGATTTACCATCTTTTCTATAACATGATAAACATTCTCCTCTTATCTCAAATACATCACTACAATGAATATCACTCTTGGTAGCTAAATCACAATTCTCACATCCAAGAGATTTTGTATGAATACACTGATACCATTCTCCGTTGTACTCAAATATTTCTCCTACTTTTCTTTCCATAATTTCACTTTACCAATTCAAAATCATACACAAATACATAGGGGTTTCTCTCCCATGTGCCTTTACCGCTTACTTTATCAATTAGAATTTCGTAGGCATCTTGCGGCGTACAATAAGGTTGTATATCATTTGGAACATAGTATGCGTCCATAAAATGAGTATCTGCACTACCACATTGCCCCTTTATTATTCCCTCTTTCAAACAATCTTCATCTGAAATATCTTGTAACCGTTCAACACGTACATTGGTTATGCGGATTTGGTGTGGCATTAGCTCTGGCTTCACATACATTTTATTTGTCCAGCCTGCACCGTTTGGGAATAAATTAGGATTGCACTCATCATTGTAAAAGGAATTGTAGCTTTGAGCGACGGCTACGATTTCACCTACTTTATACGGGAGTCGGAATATGCTACCACCTTCCAGCTTTGCTCCATAACCACAGAACTCACAATAAACACTACCATCTTCGTTGACAACCAAACTCATGGGTTTGTCCTTCCAATATGCTGATTTATACCAACGATGTACCGTAGAACAGTCCTCCGGTTGTGGATTCATTACCCGCCTTGTCTGAGTTTTTCTGCCTCCAAGTACGGCTTGTGTGAGTCTGTATTTATCATTGAACATTATTTTCTTCATATTTCAATCGCCATTAATTAAATCCAAATTATAAATACATAATCGCTATTAACTGTACGATTTATATCATTAGTCTCATAAAGCGAAGCTACTTTAATAAGTTTTGACTTATCTTCCACTTTTTCAAGTTCGTCAATCAATTCTTGTACTGTCATATTCTTTTCTTTTTAAGTCTTTCAACCTCTATTCCTCCTTTAATCATCTAACTATCTTTTTTTATATACATAAATTTAATATCAGACTTTTCTCTCATTTTTTTTATTTCTTCGATAATAACTTTTCTAATAAACCAGCGTCCACCTGTAAGAAAATAATTTAAACCGCTTACTATTTCTGACTCATATCTCGTTCCTTTATAGATAACTCTATAATAACCACTCCATCCACGATCATGATATTCAAAATTTTTTAGAATATCATTCCTTAATCTTTTCAATAATTTAATCTTCATATCTTATTCCTCCTGTTTATTTGGTAACAAGTCTTCTACATATGCCCAACGTTGCATGTTAACTCCACGTGAAAATTTTACCCAATTTCCAGAGTCATAAAAGGTATCAAAGGCACAGTCTCCAAGTTGAGCAAGATATATTCTATTCCTTTCGGGTTCTTCACTTACCTCATGCCACACTGAATTTATCCGCCAGTTCGCACCATGCTCGAAAGCATCAGCTATTGCGTACTTATCAAAATCTCCAAAGACACAAGATGGGGTTGCTGTTTTGGCATATTCTAATGACTTCTTCTCAATATCTTCTATTTTCATTACCTATCAATTTTTCTCATTAACTTCAACTAGATGACTGTCTATTTCCTCTATAACCTCAATAGCCGCTTGTAAGAATGCTTTATTAGTTGTACGGATATATCCTGATCCGAACTTACCTATCTTGTATTTGTCTGCCGTAAAAACGATATATTGCTTTGCAAACAGAATGTTGATACAGCATTTTAATCGTTCAATCATTGCTTGTCTCCTTTCAGTAGTTCGGGGTTGTCGTGGATGTTGCCGAGAACGTAAGAATCAAAATAAATCCTTCTTAATGGAAAAGGTCTGTTTGAACTACCAATCTGACGGTATTCAAACATGCCATTTTTAAAATAGACTTCAAACTTGGGTTCATACGCTTTAACTTGAAATATGTCACCCTCGTAGATTTCTTTTCCGTCGGCGTCATACAGCCCCGTGAACATACCTATCGTTTCTCTACGGACATCGTATCTAATCTCTTGATTGTTTTTGTAATCTACGATTTCGCAATTACCGCTATCGTCAATTATCAGATTGCCGTAAGCCCATTGCCCGTTATCGAATCGTTTGCCACGAAAATTAATTGTCCTGCTCATTGCTCTCCTCCTTTCATAAGTTCTATTTCTCCCATATCTGTATGATTTTTATAATTTATTGAAATAAACTGACTTGTATTCTTTTCAAGACCTTTTCATTTGCGTCGTTATAGAACTGTTTGTTGACCTCGAAGCCATATGCCTTTCTTCCCAATGAGGCTGCCGCATACAGGGTTGTGCCGCTTCCTGCGCACGGGTCGATGACAACATCTCCCTTGTCCGTGAATATCTCTATCAACCGTTTGAGGAGCGGGACAGGTTTCTGGCAAGGGTGGCATTTGGGCGTGGTGTTGTCCCTCACCCAGTCGAAGCAGTTGAATATCATTCTCCCGTTGTTGTTGAATTTGGGCAACTTGTCCCGATAAAGGATAAGACCGTATTCGCAGTTGCCGACGACCTTCATGTTTGCCTTCAACACTTGCGCCGAGAAGTCCTTGCGGAAAACCAGCGGTATGTAGTGATTTAACCCGTATTTGCGTCCTAACTCTATGAATTTGAACTGTTGTTCGTACTCGCAGAACAGTATCATGCAGGGGGATTTGCCGGCTTCTTTCGGTTCTTTCACGAGCATTTTGGAACAGAAGTGCATGAACTCGGCCGGACGGAACTCGCTGTCGGACGAGAAGAATTGTTTGCCTGCCAATGCGCTCTCGCCGTTTTTGTTGTCTCCGTCGATATACCATGCGGGGTTGCTGGCGTAGGCGTTATTCGCCAAATTATATGGCACATCGGCTATAATCAGCTGGGCTTTTGGCAGACCATATACCTTATAATTCTGGAATGAGTCGTTGTAAAGCTCTATATCTTTCATTTAAAATATACTCCTATTCTTATTGAAAATATTTACTGCATAAAAATCCTTTCCGGGGCTCATAATCTTTAAAATCACAGGTGAAATATATCTCCCTTCTCATCGCCCAACGTGACATATCTTTTTGCCATTGGGGGATAATTTGATGGTTGTTATTAAAATCCCTATATGGTTGTGCTACGATACGAACTCTTTTGTTTTCCCGGAAGTGCGATACCCTACTATATGATTCTTCGATGTCTGAATTGATCATGGTATACATTAAATAGCATGCAGGTGTATCTCTATACTTGTCTATCATCTGCATAGCCCGCTCGCAATCTGCTATCTGTTTAGGTGTATCACAACCGAATCGTATTTTATTCAGCCATTTGACACGAGATAATATTTTTGCGATTTCTTCCGTGACAAGACGGGCATCCATCGCTTGGTTGAAATCGACTCGATAACCTCTGTCTATTATCTTTTCAATTTGTACCAAACCATAATCGGAGGCTAATATGTTATTATCCATCAATATCAGATTAGTCCTCCCTTCTATGGCTATTTCTTCAACGTCCATATAAGGCCTTACTTGCCCCTCTTTAACAGGGACTACACACCACCGGCATTTATTTGGGCAGCCTCTTGTTAGAAACCCGTAGGCGGTATGGCCGTCGACTTGTGGATATATCGAGTAATCGGGTTGTACCCGGTCGACATCTTCGGATAGTATCTTATGAAGGTCATAGCCTGTGCCCCCCTTTTCAACTTCCCGGCTATTGATGTAATAACCGTAATCCGGGGTAAATGTGAATATCTTGGAAAGATATACTTTGTCGTATTCGAATAAAGGGTTATACCATTCGACCGTATCTCCTTTACTCTTGTGATACCGGCTTATCTTGCCCAATGCGATATTGGGAAATCCTGTATGATCTACATCTAACAACCCTATCCTCATAAGTCACTGAGATTAAAAGTTTTTATTTCCTCCTCGGTGAACCAATATTTGACTTTGAGAGGCCTTATGCTGTAAAGCATTTCGTCGTAGCTATTCCTATTGTATATCTCGTCTAATCGGCTATATAGTTGCTTAGCTCTGTCTATGTCTTCATAGATAACTCGCTGAACTTCTTCATGGGAACAGTTGATAATATGCTTCGAGAAAACATATACTCGTTCATTCCTTATGTCAAGATAAATAAATATTACAAGCGTAATAAAAAGAATGGCTAATCCCGCTATCAATGTTATTTCCATGTCATTTCTCCTTTCTTAATTTTACTTCAAATCATTCATTTCATATCCCATGTTAAACAGCCATTTGAGCTCTTCCCATTCCTCGAAGGTGAGGCTGGTGGTTCTGCTTCGTTCCCATTCCCGTTCCTTTTCCTCCTGCCTTTTCTTGTCCTCATAGAACCGCAATAGTTTCTCTCTGTCGGCTCTGAACTCTCGAAGAGACCTTGTTATCACCATAGGGTCGAAAACTCCGTAGAACGTCCCGTAAAGACCTTGCTTGAACCGCTGAAAGAATACCATGAACTCGGTAAGCTTGAAATCGCCATAGCCGGAGATGATGATACGGGCTATCTCCTCGTACTCCTTTTCCGTCATTCCGTCCTTGCGGACTCCCGAAAATTCGGCGAGGTCGAGAAGCTGTATTTCCAGCCACGACTCGGCGATGTGGCTCCCGAACGTCCTCGACACACGGGCTATGCTCGGAGCTTTGCCGATAAAGCAGCGTTCGAGGCTCTGGCAATAGCGGCTTTGATTGTCTGGGCTAAAAAGGCAGAGCAGATTCTCCCCCGTCTTGTAGGCTGCCAGTATCTCCCGTTGCCAGTTTGTCGGCGATGGCTTTTGCAAACTCTGCATATCGCTCCTGTTTGGTCTTGGAATTAGGTTTTTGATGGATTCCGGATTGCTCATCTCGTGCTCGTTTTAGTTCGATTATTAACCAGCGGGCAAAGTGTTGTTGTGCATCGCTGACGCTTTTTCTTGCAATACCCTCGTTTTGAAGTTTACGGATATATGCCTCGATATATAACCTCGATTCGTTCTCGTCGATGTGATTGTTCATCGATAGCGTTTCTATCCACATTTGATTTGAGAGTAGTTCTTCACGCAGTTCTGTCAGTAGCTTGTCAACGTCTTTGCCAAAATCTTCTTTTTCTTTGCTTCTCGATAGAGAAGTTTCTTTTAAATCATTATCATTTTCATTATCATTTTCATTATCATTTAAGCCCCCACTGGCTCGTTTGGCTCCCACTGGGTTATTTGGGGTCGAGTGGCTCGTTTGGCTCCCACTGGACTTTGATTTAACCGTTTCAGAGTTTTTGTCATTACCTCCTTTACGCCCGTTGTTCCGGTTTCTCTCGACAATGCCCTGATATTTGAGTTCATCTATCTCGAATTGATTCTTGAAAAACTCAAATGCCATTTCAATGTCCTCCTCTACCGTAACCTCCTCGCCAAGTTGATATTTGAATATTGCTCGAAACAGCCTGCCCAGTTGTTTGTCAGATAATCTCGATATGGGTTTATAAAATGATTTATAAATCAAAAAGCTGTCTTTCATTTATTCTCAATATTGATAGTGAATGCCCACCCGTTCAGGGTCTTGTGCTTGTCAATCTCACCGGTTTTGCATAGCTCGTTTATCTCGGATTTGAGTGACCGTATAACCACCGACTGTATTTCGGTAAAGCTCGCTATGGAGGGCTCCTTGTTATTCTTTTTCTTTTCCTCGACTATCGAGGCGATGATGTGCTTGATGTCTATCATACGGCTTGTTTCTGTTGTTTTTCACGCAAGAATTTGTTGATGAAGTAGATTTGACCTTTACCGGTTACCTTCGTAGTGGTCGTTACCAGTATTGTGCCGTCGGGCTTGTTGATGATCGTTTTCTTTATCTCGAAGAGATTCATCTCCATTGCCCGTTGGGTAGGTAGGTTGTAATTCTCGCCTGTCTTACAGAGGTAGCCCTCATCTCTCAACAATTGGAACAATCTGTTTTGCCCTATCTTGATTCCGTTTTGATTGAGGATTTTTGCCAGCTCTCCAATGAGGTAGGAGCGTTGCGATGTCTCCACCGCCTCGGCAAACAGGACTTTGGGGCGGTTGGCTTCTATCATCTTCTGCTGTTCTTCTATTCGGGCTTGTTGTTCGGCGGCCAATAGGAGGGCTTCACGGAAAGAGCCGGGGACGTGGTGGCCTCCGTTTCTTATCGTCTCCTCCATTTGGTTGAAGGCGTTGATGTATTCGAGTTTGAATTTGAGAGCCTTTTCGCCGGTGAATCCCATAGCTAGCAAGGTGAAGCCGTCTCGGTTCATGACATACATAGGGGCTTTGCGTACTGCACCTGTACCGTTGTTTAAAGGCACATCGTACTCAACCAATGCGAACATTTTTGTAAGTTGTTGATTATTAGTTTGAGCCGAATTTTCGGCCGAAACAAATAGATTATAAATTGCATCCAATACATGCCTATGTTCTTTCCCGAACTTTTCAGCGACCAACAAACTGTTTGTCAGTGCTTGGTTGTTCTGACCTTTGAATACAAGATTATTCATAACTGATTAAGATTTGATTTTTCAAGATTATTCCCTGAAATTCAACCTATGCAAGAAGGTGAATTTATGATGTTTTCGTTGTGGCAATATGTGCACATAGATGTCATTGGCGAATAAACCCTACCGCACTTAGGACATATCCAGCCCTGCATACCGACAAATGTCTGCGCTTTTTCGCGTCTCGTCATCTCAATAGCTTTTAAGGCATTATCTTCTGAAACTCTACGGTATATATGCCCGCCTGCGCAATCTTCTACGCTTACCGATTTTATAAATTCTTCTGCTGTCATATCATTTGTTTATTTTAGATTCTCATTTCAATCGAAAAGTGTTTTTGGCTTTTCATCGGGGAGAAACAGCCCATTTACAGCTAATACCTTTCTCATCGCTTCTCGATAAGTAACGCCGTTGTTCGTATAGTTCATGAAGTGATTGTACATCTTAGGGTACAACTCATAGCAAAGTTGAAGCCTGTTATCGTCTTTGAATTGGCAACCATATCCGCAGAACATACAGCCTGTTCGTTTTGCCCCTTTATGGTATATATCTGCAATTTTCAATCCCCTCTCTCTTATGTATGCCCAAATGTCATCTTCAAGCCAAATTGATAGAGGTAACGATTTTGTTCTCTTACCATTTTCTCCAAATACATTACAACTACCTTGTTTTATATATGTAGTTTGTCTTTGTCTACTTTCGCATGCCATAATGCCAAGTATCGGAAATACTTTGTTTTTTCTATCATATATTGCGAATGGTTCTTTTTTTAATTTTTTGCAGCAGGCATTGTTTATATCAAATTTAGAATTAGTAAACAGAGCCCATTTTTTAGCTAATCTATACCATTTACTTGGCTCCAAACCCATAGCTATTTTTCCTCTCATAAACTCTCTATGATACTTGCAATAGTATAGTTTTTCGCTTACCTCCTTGCTGATAAGTGGGAATCCATATTTTTCAAATACCTGTGCTGGCTTTAATGTTGGATATATAATTTCAATGTCATATCCTTCTGTGTTTTTAAGTTCTCGGACGAACCTTACTATATCGGGATATTCATTGCCCGTATTGCAGAAAACAGCCTTTATATCGGGTTTGACGATACGGCATAAATCAAGTAATACGGTACTGTCCTTTCCGCCACTGAACCCAACGTAAACCTGACCGTTTAGACGTGATACGAATTGGTCTATCACACCGAGGCTGTGGTCTATCTTTTGGCGAAGAGTCCAGCTTTGTCGCTCTCTTAATTCTTTCAAGTCCATATATCACTTATTAAAGTTTGATTCGACAACCTTGTATTTAATGGGCAATCCGGAGCAGGTGATGGCGAGCAGGGCAGAGTCCCTTTCTTCTTGGTTGCTGCGGGGTCTGTTAAACTCTATCCCGCTCATCTGGCACAACCGCTTCAATTCTTCATGGGTGATCTTGCCGTCTTTCCCTTGCCAGCACTTGCGCAACGGGGATTGCTCCATGACTTGTATTCCGTAATGCCTCAGCATTTCGACTATCTTGCGACCGGTCTCTTGGTTGCGACCTACATGCTCGCCTTTCTTGGCTGCGCTCGCCCGTGTGTCTTTCGGTGACAAGTGCCAGTTGGATTTGTTTTTCCAACCGGCCTCGACATATACCGCCACTCGTTCATCGTTTTTCTTGCAGTGCTCATGAAGTTTTTTTATGCCCTCTACCAACAAGGGGAATGGGCAAACACTCATCTCCATTTTCATTTTCCTTGTGTCCAATACGGAGTAGCCGCTACGCTCAACGTCGGGGTCTATCCCTATCACTACATCGTATTTTATTTTTCTATTGTATGTGGCTTGTTCTTCCATTATATTGTATCTTTCTCTTTTTGTTCGGCAGGCGGGACTCGAACCCGCAACTGTATATTCGCTCCTTATACTCGACTTATACCGCTCTCCCGTTTGAACCACTGCCGATACCACCTAAAACACTTATGGCTAATTTCTCCCCGCAGTTCCTTCCTCCGTATGGTGCTCGACCTCGTACCCGGATCGGCTTGCGGGAATGTCTAACATTATGCTCCTATATCAGGTCCATGATTTTTGTTTTCACAATTCCGTCCAACCTCATGTCTTTAAGGCCTTGTCTCATGTGTTCTTGCATGAGGCGGTTGGCTTCGGTGATGTCTTTGGCGCAAACGAGGTTGTAGTACTTCGTTTCCTTTTCATTGCCGTTGTCATCGATGAATATGTCTATCAACGTGGCTTTGTAGAAGGGCTTGCCTTCTTCCTTTTCGTTGACTATCTCGATGACTTTCGAGCGGGTGATAGAGAATACATCGCAATCTCCGTTGTACTGCTCTAATCCTTTTGCCTCGGCCTCGGCAAACAATTCTACGTTGGTGATGTAGTGCTCGATGATTTCTTTTATTTCACCTTTTTCATTCTCCTTGTTGACTTTTAATTTGATTTCATACATCGTTATTTTAATTTTTACCGGTTAAACACTTCTTTGAATTTCTCGTCGAGGGCATTCAGTATCCTCATTCGCTCAGCCGCTCTACCTTGATTATCAGTAGTGTAAATTCTCATTAACAATTGCTCTCGTGAGCCACAAAAACAGCCACATGTATAAAATGGAGCAACATTGGGATAGTTGTGTTTATACCAGATATGAGTAGTACCTTGTACTGACACATAGGTATCTTTTACCGTAAATTGAAGTTCTTCCGCTTCGTAATCGGGCATGTTGGGGTTCCCTGCCGCACTAATGCGGACAATACAGTCGCTGTCCTTTGCCAGTTCTGTGAGTACATCGGCGGGAATGTTGGGGTTCCCTGCCGCATAACGGCGGACATACCAGTCACTATCCTTTGCCAGTTCTGTGAGTACATCGGCGGGAGTGTTGGGGTTCCCTGCCACACTAATGCGGACATCACAGTCACTATTTAAGATCTCATTTTTGTCCATTGTATTTCTTATTTAATTGTTTGACTTTATTTCTCATCAATCTTGCCAGCTCTTTATGCCGGTAGTCGTCGGACTTTTCCAACGCTTTTGCCGATCTTTCCAGCAGGCTGACGATTGACTGTATTTCATAGTCTTTCATGAATTGATTATTTCATTGACTAATTCATCGGCTTCGCATATCCTTTCGGCTATCTTCTTGAAGGTGTTGTCATCTGTATATATCCGTCTGATAAACATGGAGGGCTTCTCGAACGGGTTATATACGATGAAATCGCACCAATCGGCTTCAACGCACATGAGTTCGGACATGATTTGGTAATAGTACTTAGGCTCCGTGGAAAGGAGGGTATCGTTGTCCTTTATCTTGTGGAAGTATTTGGCATATGTGGCTGTTCCCACGCTTTTTATCTCGATTACTCCTTTCTCCCGCTTGTTCTCATCGTAATAATATCCGTCGGGGCTGGCTGCGAAATGGGCGATGGTGGGGTGTTTGCACAGTCCTACCTCGACGACACGTCGTCCTGTTTTCAACTCGTATAGTCTGCGTGCGTCTGGTTCCTGCTCTGCTCCCCATCGCATCTGTTTCGAGGATATGTCGGTTTGATAGAGGTAACTTTCGAAAACCTCTTCGTCCTCGAACAGCAGGGGATTGAGCATGCGCTCTCCGGCTACTTGGTAGATATAGTTCATGGCGCATTCACCGAACCCGTTTCCGCTTCGGTTCGTTTTCATCAGGTCGCCTATGCGGCTGCCCGTGAAACAGCCGAGGCGCTTCCTGTACCATTCAAGAGTCCTTTGCGCTTCCATCACTCAAACAGTCCTTGTCCGTTGACATTTTCAGATTCCGGTTGCTCGACTGCTTCGACGGCCATCTCCCTCAGACGGTCGGTAGCCGTATCGTTGTCGACATATTCGATTTCCACTTCGTCCACGCTGGTGTCTTGCTGTGTCAAATCTCCCTTTATCGTGGCTTGGTCGAAAGTGATAGCCCGTTGCATTTCTATCGATTTGGGAGCATATTTGGCGAGCAGAAGTTTTAAAACCGTTTTTCGTGCCATCGTGTCGAAGTCGTCTTTCCATACGCCGAACCCTTTCTTGTAGGATTGTGAATACTTCTTGGCATGCGCCTCGACTTCCCCTACTGTCATGTAGTGTGTTTTCTCGAACCCGTTCACAAGACGGAAATAGGCCATATAGCCGATGACCTTGTCGGAGGTCTTTGAATCCTCGTCGAAGATGTATTCGCCCGTGAATTTATTCTTCTTGACAAGCTGACCCTCATAGACCACCTCGTCTATGAGTGACGAGAATTGTCCGCTTCTGAGGCATAGCTCTATCAGTCCCTTGTACATGAGCTGGAATTGTGCTACTGTTGTCCTCAGCTTGGAGTCGTAATAGGGAACGATGGCCGATAGCCCCAAGTTGCTATTGATAGGCAGGTCGAGCGTGGCGGCTATGACCGCCGAGTTGAGTATGCTTTGGGGCTCGGCCGTTTGGAGCATGGTGTTCCCGTTGACGGCTGAAATGACCGAGGAGATGAATCCGGGGGCTTTCTTCCCCAATATCTCGTTAAATCTTGTCTTGACCGAATCGCCGTTCAACAGGCTCTTCAATTGTGGTAATGTCGTTGTTGCCATTGTTGTTTTATTTTAAAGGGTTATGTTTCTTTTTATACACCGCATATCCTCCCGGACGGGCGGTGAATATGCTTGATTTATATGGAATTATAGCTACTTATTTAATTCATGATTTTCAAAAGTTCATCTCTGGTAATACAGTTACGTGTGCCGACTTTTTCAGGCTTGGCGTTAATTGCATTCAAACGCTTCAACAATTCTTTGTAAGTGCACCCTAATAATTCTGTTGCCTTTCTAACCGGTACATAATCAGGCAAGAATATATCTCCATAGCCTTTCTTTATACCGGATATTGCATGGTTAATTACATCTTCCAATTTTCCGAGCAACATATTGTTTTCATCTCTCACTACCTTGATGATTGTATCTTCTATTCCCATATCCATTAATCTTTTAATCGTTTTTCCATTGTGTTAGTGATTTTGTTATAGTTTCTTATCGGTTTGTTGTTGCCCGGCAAGAGCCATCAATGACAGCGCTAACAGGGATATACTTATTACCAGTTGCCAAAGGTTGGCATTGATGAGCGAAGCGACTACCCCGAATATCGAGGAAAGCATAAGCAGTATGGCGAGCAGGGTAAATAACTTGTAGAATATCATGACTGTTATATTTGGAAATTACCGTTAAACTCAAATTCTTCATTCCCACATTCGTCGAATACGGTTACCGTGTATTCCGTATCGATGTAGCCACTACCAGAAGATGGCGTTAAATAGTCGCCGTTGTCCCATTCCTTGTGATTGTATGCGTCGTAATGAATGCTGACATCGACGTTTTTGTCGATTAAATCTACTTCATAGTTTATATCTCCGTCGAGATAGTGACCGTCCATGTTTTCTCCTATATGGTCGTCAAGAAAATTTTCTACCTCGTCCTGTATGTTTTTTAGTTTCTGAATATCAGCTTTTACCATATCAATAGCCGTTTTGTAGATGTCCGTGGCATCGCACATGAGGTCTTCCCGGTATCGACGCATGCTCTGCCAGTCTTTCGGGTCGCAATCTTCGAAGTAGGATTTGGCTATTTCTTCCTCGTTCATCGATAGTATCTGGCTGGCGACCTCGTAGTTTTCTACCCCGCCTCCTAGATAAAATTCCTTACATTTCAATTTGTAAGGGGAGTTGTCGTATTGGTCGTTGAAATATTCCCTTGCCTTGTCGTATCGTTTCTCGATTGTTGACCGTGGGATAATACAGGTTGTGTTCATGTTCACAGGTTTGTTTAATTTCGTTCCCCTGCAACAGATGACTGTTTTTTCAACCCGAATCCGACGGGCAGGGGAAATATAGGGTAATGGAAAGCTGTCTGAACTATTCTTGCCTAGAAAGGCAATCCCTTTCTCTCTCCATTTTTTCGTTCGTTTCTATTCATTGAACTTGGTGAAGCGTGCCCGGTTGCCGAATTACCGGATATTACTTACACGTCACGACTTCGTTACTTCACCCCCGACCCGTCGCAAGTCTCGGCGTTCCCGCTATTGCGACTCTCGGTGTTCTTCACGTACGCCAACATGTCAATGAGCTTTTTTGTGGGGAGGCGGGAATCGAACCCTTGCTCGCTCCGAAGAACCGATACCCAACATACTGGTTCTTTTATTCGGTTGCTCTACCTTTGAGCTACTCCCCTGCTTTTACATCATGGATTTCCAAACTCGTAGTATCTCGCTTCCCGGGTAGAATTTTCGACCATTACACCTCCTGTAACCGCATTTGATAATTCCACTCTTCGTGTAACGGAACAGTGTGCTCCTGTCGATGCCGAGTATCTTGCATGCCTCGTTGGTCGAGTATCGGCCGGAAAGCGATACTTGGGGTTCTGTGGACGTCATCATTGCTATTTTAATTCATTATGCCATGCGGATTACTGTAATTGTGCGGTTCTCTCGGCTAGTCTCGGTCTTATACTTGCGGTCGAGTATGAGTCCGAGGTCAGAGGCTTGCGTCCGTATGCTTTTTGTCTTTTCAATAGGGAAGATTATCCTTTCACCTATCTTCAAATCGGTTAAAGCCGGGCGTACTTTTACTTCGTTTTCTGACATTCCTTTTGTTATTTATTGGTTGTTGTTTAACTTCATGGTGCAAATGTAATACAAACTTGCATTAAGTGCAAGTAAAACTATACAAAAATGCAAGTATTTTACAAAATAAGTTATACTACATTGATTGACAGATAGTTATAAATCAGTAATTTTATATTTAATTATGGAAGAAAATGAAGTAATAAAAAACATTATCCAAATTCGTAATTTACAAGGAATTACAAAGAGGAGTATGGCAGATTCATTAGGAATGAATGAAGCCTCTTATGGAAGAATTGAAAATTCCAAAATTGCTTTATCGTACAGCACACTTGCAAAAATTGCAAGCATATTTAATATGCCTGTCATTGACCTAATTACTTATCCAAAAAGATATGTTGAAGTAGAATCACAGGCAGAAGAACCGGTAGAGGCTGTGCTTCAAA